ATTTACTTATTTTAAAGCTAGCATAAAAAAAGTTATATTGTCATTATGAATTACGGGTTAAGAAAAGGTCTTGAGGATATGGCTGCTGAATTAAAAGGCATTCGGACAATTCTGGGTTCTATGTGGCATTCTCGTTACAAAACAGAAGAAACGGACCTGATGAATCCAGAGCTTTATGCAGATGAATATATTTCAACTGAAGAATGTGCTAAACGTTTAGGAATATCAGATCAAACAATTAGAAATTGGATTGCTCAATCCAAAAGTAATCAAGGTAAAGGTTGGATTGAAGGTATTCATTATATTAATATTTGCCCAAGAGAAAATAAAAAGGCTATTATTAGGATTCCTTGGAACGAACTGATCCGTTCTTTTGCTAAGAACAGAGAAGCAGACGTCACTGATTTTAGAAACAGATCCTTGTACCAAAGTAGTCATAGCAGTCACTTATGATATGTCACATCTAATTGAAGACCTAGACGTTACAACCGTCACTCTTGAGAACTATTTGCAATTACTCCCCAGTATTATTGGTAAACAGGTTAAAGCATTTTTACCTCCTTCTGGTTCTTTTGATAATGATTGTCTACAACGATACTTAAAAAACATACGAGATTACGAAGAAGAGGATGCTAATTCAAGTATGACTCTTGCTAATAGATTACGTATTGCTTTTGCAAATATGCAACCTGATACAATCTGTGGCAGGTTTCCACAAGCTGAACTTTCCCTTAAGAGAAGGTTAAGGTGTGTAGCTGAATACTTGATTAGAGCTAAAGAATTTGATAAATTAAAAGATGATGAAGGTAATCTAATCAAGCGCCGTGGAGCCATTGGTAAAATGGTGTGTGTTTACCAGCCTCTTCCTAAACTTCTCGAATCCCTTGTAAAACAAAACCTGGTACAACCATGAACAAACGTGAACGCTTACTATCAACGTTATTAGATAAAGACTTCTCACAAGAGAAGGCTAAAATCCTTGATACTACAGTGCGTTTTATTCTTAGTGATATGGGTAAAATGTATATTAATTTTTGGAATACTGAAGGCCCTGGTGTCATGGTATTCCAACCTACATCACAAGAACGGAGTATGTTTTATTGGACTCTCCAAGAAATTCATGCAGCAAAAGAAGCATGTGAACAAGAAAGCAACGATGATCTAGCCGAAAGCTTACGACGTATTTTTGAATCAGCTCAAAAGATTGATCCAGAAGCAAGTGCGGGTTACATCATTAATGATAACGATGGCATTCGTTATTTTCAAATAGACTATAACCAGTTAACAGAACAATGAAACCTTTAAGAAAAGAAGATCAAGAGTTAATTACAAACTCTGATCTTGTTGCAGCAGCTCATATGTTAATGGGGGAGATTGACCTGGATCCTGCTAGTTCCCATACTGCAAATGAATACGTAGGTGCTGTAAAGTATTTCACGCCGCAAGATGATGGTCTCAATGCGCAAGAATGGTTTGGCAAAGTATATCTATTTCCGCCTAGTGGATCTTACTTTTTCAATAAAGCATTAGATAAATGGAAAATGACTAGGGTTAGCGCTGGTACTGTTACATCATCTCATGCTATATGGTTCCAGAGATTGTATCGTGCTTGGTTAAATAACGAAATTGAACAAGGTTTATTTTTTACCAATTGTCCTGACATGATTCGATATGAGCAAAAAATATTTGATTTCCCTATCTGCATCCTTAAAACACCTCCTGAATTAATTAAGTATTCCAGTAAAGGAATAGGTAAACAGCGGACGTGTACAAGTTTCCTAGTCTACCTACAACCTAAAGACAATTCTGGAGAAGCTACCCAAAGATTCATTGATGTTTACGAAGAGAAAGGTCGTGTTCTTTATTAAGAAATAAGCATTTTCCTTGTAACTGCAGTACAGTAAACGAAAATCAGGCATCAGATGAGCATTCTTTGCGACCTTGAGATCAAAGATTTAGCCTTAAACCATGACATGATCAGTCCGTTTGTTGATCATATGGTTAACGAAGAAGATGGGAGGAGGGTCTTGAGTTATGGTCTTGGTTCTTACGGCTATGATATTCGCCTGTCACCAACGCAATGCCTAGTTCTTGGTCGTATTGATGTTGGTGAAACTGATCCAAAGAATTTTAATCTGGAGATCTTACGTCCTGTTGAATTACTAGAAGATGAAAGAGGTAAATACTTTCTTATTCCTCCTTACAGTTATTGTTTAGGAGTAGCAGAAGAACGATTGTCGTTACCAGCGGATGTGACTGTGGTTGCAATGGGGAAAAGTACATACGCTAGGACAGGTATTATTGCAAATATTACACCAGCGGAAGCGTTGTGGCGGGGGCACTTAACTCTTGAAATCAGCAATGCTACTCCGTTGTTTAATCGTATCTATGCTAACGAAGGTATTATCCAACTTTTGTTTTTCCGTGGTAATCCTTGCAGCGTTACCTATGAAGATCGCGCAGGTAAGTACCAAGATCAAGCAAAAGAAATTGTGACCTGTCGAGTATGAAACCAACTTCACTTGATGTAGATCAACGTCTTAAGGTATTACAAATTATTGTTGACACAGTAGTCCATCAAAATAACCCTTTACTAATGGCTGAGTTATCTAGATTTAAGGCTGATAATGTGCAATGGACTTTAAATATGATTAATGAGATGTTTCAACAATTGCAAGACGCTTTAGAAATGCAAGATTATGGTCATTACTTAGACGAAGGGTGAGCCAAAGTTAGGTTGTGGTTTACGTGCATAACCTACACTTCCAACGGGAGAGAATGTTTCTCCTTTATCAGCACTGGTTGGTTCATTAAGTAATGCACTTTGTTTAAATTTACCTGCTGACTTTGCAGCTGCCATAAATTTATTTATTCTTTCTTGTTGTCTTTCGTTATCAACACGTTTAGCTGTGGTACGTTCATCATTATCTAACCGTCGGATATCAACGTCATATGCTCGACCTGGATTAAGATCTGACGTATCTGTTGCTGATGTACCCGCATCAAGTGACGGGTCATAAGTACCAGGGATTATCTCTTTCCCTGCTCTGTTTAGTGGTTGGTTGAATCGTCCCATGTTAATATTGTAAACGAAGAAGATTTAAGCAAATGCATAACGCAATAGATGCTCACGATTTCCTTGATGGTTTTATGCACAGTGGTGATGAAGTTAACAGACGTGCACTAACTGCCTGTGACTTTGGTGATCAATTAGATAATGAGGAGAATGACGTTCCCTTGTATGATCAGTATAATAGAGGTCTGGCTGTTACCCAAGCAGATCGGCCTCGTCAAAACTTAGCCTTAGAAGGGAATCAATGTCCGACCTCACCTATGTCAAACACTCGTCCAGGATTGACGGGATACATTCCAAGTGTGGAAGAGGGGATGGAAGTAGGTGCAGCTCCTTTACCGAAGGGTGCAGTAGTATTGGATCTAGGAGCAATCCCAACACGGGAGAAGAAACTATCAGCGATGCGTCGCGGGATCCAATAGATCTAGTTAATAATCCTCTTCATTACAATCAGGGATCTGTTGAGTGTATTGAAGCTATTGAAGCGTCGTTGACACCAGAAGAATTCCGTGGGTACTGCAAAGGTAATGCAATTAAATATATATGGCGTGAACGTCTAAAAGGACAAGGTGAATCTATTGAAAAAGCCACGTGGTATCTAGACCGTCTTCAGAAAGGCTGAAGATTATCTTCATCAATTTCCTCGTCATCATCGTCTTCGTCATCGCCGCACATAAACGCTAATTCTTCTAGCTCCAGTTCTGTGGGAATGTCGAATTCAATATTGACGCCTTCTTCTTCCATGATGTCTTTGATTGCTGTAATCTCAATTAAACGTTGCTGATACAGGTTTAGTAGAGCTTGGTGAAGTTGTTCCCATGTCATTTCTGATGCGCGTAACTCAGCTTTGCGCATAGCAAATTTAAACTCCAGAGGGAGTTCTAATTCTTGGGGTTCACATGAGGGATCCATTAGAGGTTTCATTTTCCGCCTGTATCTATTCTAAAGCTTACACTGTAATTTCACCCTGGTGCAATACTGGCAACTTGAATTCGTTAGCAAATTCAGCAAGGATAACTGCATGAATACCCGACTCTAGACGTTTAATCGCTTTGATTTGGTTAGGCGATGAATCAAAAAGCATAAAAGCATTTAATAGAAGTTGTCCACCAAACCCATAACCATTTTTTTGTACGCTCATTAAAAATAAATCAATTTCATCTCTACGTCTGTGAATTAAATTACTGATTACTTGGTAATCTTGATCAAACACCCATCTATACATCTCTTCTGCTACAAAATCCCACTTACTTTCTTCTATTGCGTCCAAGATATCACTGTAAAGAAAAGTCTCCCATCCGATGGAATGTATAAAAGAAATTAAAGCTTCTTTCATGTGCTCATCTAAATCAGGTATTTCTTTTATTAAAAGTTTATTAATTTTTTCTATTTCATGTAGAAGATATTCTTTAGCTTTTTTATAGGTACATAACTGTCCTCGTTCCACTGGTTCGCCGTCAGGATAGTATTGTGTTCCAAAACCTATGGTGTAGGGTGCGCCACCAGTAGTCGGATCTGGAAAGGCTTTTTCATTGTACCCTTCATAATTTATAATGATGTCAATGCCAGTGGGTAAGTCTTGCATGGTAGGTGGAGACACATTACACCTATCATACATAAGATATTTTAATTTTGTTAACTCTTAAAATGTCTACCAATTATGATTACATGCCCAATAACCGGGAGTTAGTTTATCTTTCTTTTCGGCACAATTGTGACGTGCTTTAAAATTAGCGCGTCTTTTTTCATCTTTGTGTGAAAGGTAATCAGAGTATCCTCTAAGACCAAACCGAACAATAGCCTCTTTCCCATCTTGACATCCTTTTACGACATATTTGTGTTTGTCCCCAGTAGGAGCTCGTGTTGGTTTGTTACATTCCATGTTTTCTTTTTTGTACCGCTTAGCGGCACTAGCTGCTTTTTTATGTCTGTTTGACATTATTTTTTAAAGAGAGCGGCATAATCACTAAGGAAGGAATCAGGATCAGTTTCTTTTTCTTCTTCCTCATCATCTAGTCCTATTTTAAAGTAACTAGTTGTTTTATTAGTTGTTTTTGTAGTTGGAGGTGTTTCTAATTCTTTTAGTTTACTTAATGCAGACGCTGGATCTTTTGTATCAAATGTGAAATCAAATTCAGGCATCTTTCCTTTTGTTGCATCAGTTAATAATTTAACGTCTTCTGGACTTGTATCTGTCATATAGTCAGTGTAAAAAGTTTTTTCTGTGCCTGTGTATCCCGCATCTTTAAAAATTTTATACAATTCAGTTTTTTCTACCGTAGCAAGATTGTCTTCTGGCCTTTCTATATAGGTAACACCTAATTTTTCTTGCGTTGGTATTTCTTCTAATTCTTGTAATTCTTTAATTCGGGTTCTGATTTCTTCAGCTGTACCTGAAGTCAAAGCATCTACTATTACTTTTTTAATTTCATCTTTAGTTGCATCTTCATCTAAATCATATTGTTCTAATAATTTTTCCCATGTTTCTTTATCTGCAAAAGGATCAATATTTTTTAATATCGTATCAGCATAACTTTCAGGTGTTGTAAACTCACCAAAGACTGTTTCCATCGATGCTGCTTTTGCAGTAATAGGACTTTCAAATTTTACTTTTATTACTGAGCTTGGATTCATAGCTGGGTCAAAACCAAAAGCAGGTAAAGAACCAATAATTTGATAATGTAATTTAGCAAAATTATTTTTATTAGATAAATCTTTTACGTTGTACATGTACGCATTCTCTGACCATGTTCCTAGATACGGCATACTTGGATTTACTAATGCATTGGGATTATTCTTAGCTGTTTCCCAATCTTTTGCTACCATGTCTTTTTGTTTTTTATAAGTAGCTTGCATTTCAGGTGGAGCATATTTATCTACTGGGTTAAAATAAAAATCTGTTCCTCCTTCTTCTGTTTGTCCAAAAGCATAATTAAAACGTGTGTTTAAATCTGGAGCTATTGCTTTTGCTACACTTTGTGCATACGTTTTTACTTCAGTTAAACGGTCTGTTGTTTGAAATATGTTTTTATCTTTTTCAATAACATTCAAATAATCACGAAATTCATCCATAGATTTTGAGAAGTCAAATCTTGGTTTTAAGTATTCATCAATAAATTGACGTGCAAACGAAGCTTCTACTTTAACTTCTTCTGGGATGCTATCAGCACCTTTGTATGTTAATTTTAAATCTCTATTCTTGGTAGCGTCTATTTCTGTAACTTTCTTTTCTAAATCTGTTTTTAAAGTTGTTAATTCTGTTTGTGTATTTGAGGTAGGATTTTGCAAGCGAGATAATAAATCTGTTCCCGTTAGTCCTTGCTTGTTTAAGAATTCAGTAAGAGCTTCATTTGTATTGAACCCAGTTTTTTTTATAAACTCATCCGTAAATTTTTTACCTTGCTTGTCGTATATTTTTGTGGCATCTGTTTTTAAAGCTGTGTTAACGATGTCAAGTGTATCTTCTGTTACTTGAAATTGCTTATAATCGATTCCGTATTTTTCAGTTAATTGATCATCAAACCATTTTTGCCAATTGTATGTAACATTACTTTGAAGACCAGTAGCTTTTTCTAATTGTGTTTCTAAATCTGTTGTTAATTCAGCTTCTGTTTTCTTTGCACTTGCCGCTAAATAACCACCAATTCCTGAATCTCCCATAATAGAGTTGGCTAAGGTTTTATTTAAATCCATTACTTCGGTAAAGCCATCTAGATTACGGTAAAGATCCCATTGTAATTCTTGATTTTTAACTTTGTTTAATTTTGCAATCGTATCTTTTAATGTGTTTTCTACTAATGCTGAATATTGTTTAGTCTCTTCTTCTTCCTTTGGACCTAATATTGATTTAATTAATGTGTCAAAAGCTGTACCTGCACCAAGCGTCGCATCCATGACGCGTTGTTTATCTAAGTCTGTTGGTGTCTCTACATAATCATCTGACCTATCTGTTGATTCTTCTTCATATCCTCGGATACCATTTAGTCTTCCTTGTGTTGTGTAATGAGCAGAAAAATAATCTTTCCAATTATTGTTATACCTTCCTACAATATCTAAATCATCATTAATAACAGCTTCTGACCATTGAGATGTTAATGAGGGAACTTGTTTAGCATAAAAAGCAAGATCTAATTCCTTTGTTCCACCAGGAGAAGGCGGTTTAGCAGCTGTACTTGTATCCCACGGAGTTAATTTTTCATTACTATAAAACGTTTTAAAATCAGTTTCTAATTTATTTTTTGTTGTTTCATTAATTAAACCTTCTTTTTCAAGTTGCCTTATCATGTTTCTTTTTTCTAAGTAATCACCACCTGTTGTGTTAGCTGCAACGGAATAAGTTTTATCAAAAGCTTGATTATTTTTGGTATTTTGATTATTTAAATTAGTATTTTGCTGATTAAAATCTTGTCCTTTTTGATTTGCTATTTTATTGTTTTCATTTGTTTTTTTATTTTCTTCATTTGCTTTAAAATTATCATTGTTGGCCCTTTCATTATTACTATTTAGTTGTCTGTTTTCTTCATTTATTTTTCTATTCTCTGTATTAGTTGTAGTATTTGTGTTATTTGCACTTGCGTTTTCTTTGTTTACTACATCGTTTCTTGCATTTGCATCTGCATTGTTTCTATTTGCAGTTGCATTATTATTATCTGCTTGTTGTAGATTCTTTTTAACATTTTGAATGTTGGTCCATGCTGGGCCGCTTTGTTTTCCTCCTGCTTGTAAATAATTATTAATTGCTGTTTGATATTGTGCAGCGTTATTAGTAGATGCGTCTGTAGGTAAATTCGTTTGGTAATCTGTTTTATAGTCTGTTTTATAATCTGTTATATAATCTATTCTGTAATTTGTTCCGTAATCCGTTTTATAAGCAGCTGGATAATCCGTTTTGCTATTTGTTACATGATCTGTTTTATTATCTGTTGTCCCTGAAGTTTTAATCCATTTTTTATTTGTTTTATCATAAACAAGATTAGGTTCTATATTGTTTTGAGTATATACAGGAATAATCACCCCTTGATAAATCAAAGGTGCTGTTGTCGGTGCTATCTCAGATGCAGGTATACGTGAACCTATTGTTCCTATTGAAAACCCAGGGATTGAACTTAGCCCAAGACGACTTCCTGTTTCTGCCGCAAATGGGGTATTAGTAGATTGTATCCAGGCTTTTATTTCATTATCTGAATAGCCGTTTTTTATTGCTTCTGTATAATCTAACCCTCCAAAAATAGTTGGAGACTGTCCATATTCTGCCGAGAGAGGTTTTCGTCCAGGTGTAGGAGTTGTAGGAGTTGTAGGTGTAGTAGGTGTAGGAGGAGGAGAACCAGTTAACTGACGGTTTTCTTTGTATCCATATTCTCTATAGTGTCTAATAGCAGCATCTTCACTGTATCCCAATGCATTAGATACATCAGGATTAGCATTTAAATAACTTTCCCAATCAAAACTTAAAGATCTATTTTCATATTGCCCATGATTTAAATAATGGTTGACAGCAGCATCTTCACTGTACCCCAGTGCATTAGCTACATCAGGATTAGCGTTTAGATAGCTCTGCCAGTTAAAATCAGGAGGCATTTTTACTGTTTAATTCATTAATAATATAATCACTAGTGTACTGGAAAAGATCAAAGATTTCTTGGTTTCTCCAATCTTTAATCTTTTGTAATTTATCGTCACTAAAAAAGTCTTGTGATGTATACCATTCTTCCATTTTACTACTGCCTTTATGGTTATTGCATTGCTGACAAGAAGGTAAAAGATTGTTTCTGTTACTAGAACCAGATTTAAAGCGTGGGATTATATGGTCAAGACTAGTTGCTGTAGCACCACAATATCCACAACAGTGGCCCCACGATTTGTATATCTCTTCTCGAAAACGTCTTTTAGCAAGCTTCGGTGTTAATTCAACTAGAAGGGCGAGAGGGTCATGCTCTGTTGCAAACATACTCTATAATTGCCATTGCCTAATTTTAAGATGCCCCAATCTCTGTGACAAAAAGTAAACTTCTAAAGCCTTTGTTAAGCCCTTGCAACAGGGTGCTCTTTTGTGTATTGTAAATATGTACAAAGCCTTTTATTTTATGTCCACACCCACTGGCTGGTTGACTACCAACAAAATGGCAGAGGCTCTTAACGTTCCTCGCAAGGATCTTCTTTGTATGCGAGATGACGGCACACTAAGGCTTGGACGTCATTATGCTGCCTTCAAAGGTAAAACCTATTCCAAAGACAGTTATCTATGGAACCACAGAGCCGTCCAGAAGACTATGAGCAAGCAAGAGCAGGTTCTGGCACCTTCGATGCTTTAACAGGGCTGTAGAAGGCTTTACGCATCTTATAGGCTAACAGAAGTTCAAATACATTACATTGAATTTCTTTGCATGCCATTGCTTTATAGATAAGTAACCAAGCATCTTTCCAACAGTCTTCAAGATTTGAAGGCTGTTTTTCTTTTAGTTGAAACAAGAAAACCCACTGCGGGTGCATGGGTCGAATCGGTTTCTTTTTGTTTTGGATAGTAATGGTACCATCTGAATTCCAGGTGAACCCTCTAAGGTGTTCAGCTTTTACACCAAATGTAGCAAGCATGCCGTAAAACCAGGCTAGCTTATAGGTTTTTCTGCTTTGTGCCAGCTGGAAAAAATCGTCAACTATCCTCTGATCTAGAGGAGGAGAAATTACGTGGGTCATGGGAGAGGATCATATTTTTACCTGGACTATAGACAAGACCAACCCTAAATGCAAAATTTGTCGGTCTTTAAACTTACAAGGTTAAAACCTTTGTTGTATTATACTACAAAAAATTAAAGAGAAGGTCTTTCACCTGAGGCTGGTACATATGTACGACCTGTCTTATCTATCATGGTGAACCCTGACAAGAATATGATTTGATTAGGAATATTAAATAGTTTTTGCAACATAGGTGCAACAGTTGGTGACTGACAGTTATAAGGAGGAACATCCATATAACTTAGAGAGTTTTTGGTTACTTGAAAAGTTTCATATTTTTGTTGATTAGTTTCTGCTTCTTGTACCAGTGTTTGCTCCCATTCTGCCATTGATTCATACTCAACAGGATAATCGGAAGGCTCAGGAGGAAATACTCTTTCTGCAAATTTAAGTGCGTAGACATGTTTGCAATAACGCATTTCGTCTAATACTGGTTCCCAATAATCTCCTAACGAAGTTATGACATCTTGCGAAGCAGTGTAATCTGCGTATACAGGTAAACCATCTGGTTTATTACCAGGGAGAGATGGGGCTTCTATGTTACGTTTATATGTGGCTCCAAAATCTTGATAGATACCAGGATTATCTCTTGTTGATAGACGGTTTACATCTGATGTTGCAATTGAATCAGGTAGTATAAACGATGCACTAGGCGCTTGTACATTCAAAGATCTGTTTTCTAAAGATGTTACCATTGCATTATTATTCTGTACACCATCAATCAAAGTATCTTCGTGCCTACCTGGCTTAACAGAAGCAACACTAGAGTAAGGAAAATATTTTCTTCTTTTGGTTTTACTTGTATCATTGATTGTTGTCATGAAGGTATATGCTCTGCGTGTAAAATCTTGACACGTACAAGCATATCTATTGCCTGTCAGTAAAAATCGTCCAATAGCAGGAGGCTTTGTTGAGGGGGTTAAGAATTGTTTATCAGGTGTGACTTCTACTGATCCTGCTTTCTTTAATTTTAAAACCCCCGTATCTTCAATGACATCTGCTAGAACAGCTTGGACATAACCATATCTTTTTTGTGTATCAGGATTAATAGAATCTGGTGTAAGCACTTCTCCACTAATGGTTAGAATTCTGTCTTCTAGTATTTCACCATTGGTTGGTTTCAAAGGTGTTGTTATACCAGATACTGTAGCAAATAAAGGAGAAGGTAAAGGATTACCTGAGCTCCAAGTTCCGGCTAGTTGTATGTACCAATAAGAAGAGTCTTCTGTTATACCGGCAACAGAAAGTCTGGTACCCGCTGAATCAAGTAATAGATCTGTACGCATATTTCCTCCTCGTCTTAACCCCGTCCAATGCATTCCAAATTCTTTTGCACGTGTTGGAAAACCTTTAAATGCACCTGAGACTACGGATGTTGGATTAGAACCAGAAGGGGTTATTGTGCCAGAAGGAAAAGGAATATTATAAATAAATTTAAATTCATATGGATTGTTATAGATATTAGAAGAGAATATTTCATAGCCACGACGCCACCTAGCCCATGCTGATTCTCTGTTTAACACAGTAATCGACCCTGGCACACCACCTTGTGAAAATTCTGTGGTGATCGGCTTTATTTCAAAAGGTTTAAAATCTTTCGGTCTACCAAAGAATCCAAAATTATCATTACCTTTAAAAGGCATTATTAGAAGAAGCCACCTTGTGCATACACATAAGCCCCTGGAGTGTATCCACCAACATTAGGACCATCAGGGAATACACCTACATATAAACGGTCGCCTCGTTCCAGGTAGATTCCTTTGTTACGTAGTGGCGCAGTGTTGCCTAACCCACTGGTATTACCCGCTGACATGACAGGAGCCGCCAACTGAGGCATTACATCTGAACAATCGATTGTATCAATCCCATCAGTAACAGTCTTAGAAAACAATATATGATAATCAAAAGAAGCAGGGATCGGTACTGTTGTACCACGGGTTTGGTAAAAGACAAAAGTTACGGCAGGTTGTTGCCCATAAGATACACCTTTATATGTAAAGCCTGAAGAAGTACCACCTGAATAACGAAGTGTTGTGTTAACGCCAGTTAATGTAGTTGATCCTGTATATGTGTAATGACCAACACCACTCTCAACAACACCTGCACCAGTGAAACTTCCTGTTGTTGTTACATTAATAATTTGCCCACTTGCAATTGAAACAACAGTACCTGATGTACTCGCACTCAGAGTGTAATCTGCAGGTCTATAAAAATCACTACGAGTAATTGTAATAGCGTCTACAACAACACCGTTGTTTGTATCATCGCTAAGTGCAGCATCTACATCGACAAGAATAGAAGGAGCTTGCCCCCCTTGCACTTCTAATGTATTAGAACCTGCACTACCAACTGTCTGTGTCGTTACACGAACTGTATCAAATAAAGGACGATCAATAAACAGAGGTTGTTTATTCGTGGAAGTAGATGACAAGTTCCTTACCTTAATTCTTCGTATTTAAATTCTAGCTTATTCAACTGTAATATGGTCTAGTTTGATTTAAAAGTTGAGCAAATAAATTGGTTTTATCTTCTTCTGGTTGAATCAAATTAGTTAAAAGTTCTTCTTGTATGCCTTGTTTCATAAGGCTTTCCATTGTCATTCCTCCGAATAAATTACCAGCTAATACTTTTGATTGTACATCGGCTGGGTTTACACCTATTGCTGTTTGAACCGGTGGTGCTGAAGTAGGAGCTGCTGATTGATCTCTGTATGTCTCCCACCACTTTGATGGAGCGGGTTTTTTAGTTTCATTGAAAAAAGTATTTTCACTATAGTCTGGTTTAGCACCTGTACTTTGTAATTCTTTAGGAGTTAAATATTTACGTGTTCCTCCAACCATTGCAGGAATTAAGTTATCTTGATACTTAAACAAATTACCAGTCTTATCCAAGTAAGACGTAGATCGAAAATCAGTTGCTCCACGGAGGGCTTGTCCTGTTTTTAAAAGCTCTTGTTGCCCCGCAGGTGAATTGTAATAAGAAACAGCACGTGAAGGATCTGTTCTACTGAAATCAGGTTTTTCCATTACAGCATATTGACCTGGAATTAACCAATTATTTACATTACTTCCATAACTAGGACTGTGATAACGATTAATCATCGATGCCACAGTGCCGGGACTAGCTCCTTTTGCTGGATCTCTTGCTTCTAATGTTGCTACCTGGAGCATGTTCCTAAAAACATTTCCTGGGATACCAAATTGGTTAGTGGTTTTAGGTGCCATTTTAGTTTCTTTGTCCTTGACTTAGTAGACGTACAGCAAGTCCTGGGTTCGCTTTAGCCCAAGCTGCAAAGTTCTCAGCTGTCATACCAGCGCCTGCTCCTGCTTCTTGTAACTGGGGCACTAAGGTTCCAGCTTGTTTTAATTCTTCGCCGTAGGCTCGCTCTAATCCATACTGAGCAGCTAATTCATTTGGATATCCTTGAAAGTCTGGAGACATAGGATCAGGTGTGGCATATTGTTGTTTAGCATTACTTAATTGAGTTTGATAATTACGTTCTTCTATTACACGTCGTTGATCTGGTGATCCTATACCAGTATTTAGAGCACCTGCTTGCGTAGATACTGGATTAACAGGGGGAGTAGTAACGGGAGGTGCTGAATCAACTTGTTTTGTAAAAATAGTTTTTTGTTGGTAACCAGGAATATAACGTCCTGTGTCTATTATTCCTTCTTTTGTTGTTTGCGTATTTACCCTATTCTGCATATCTTCTTTTGATCTATAGCCAAGCTGACTCCAATTATCAAATCCTTGTGGAGATGACCCTTCTAATCCAGCTACAGCAAATGCAACACCAGCAGGGGATGCTGGTATCAACATATTACGTGCAAACCCAGGTAAAGAACCAATTCCAGGGATGTTTTTAACGATATTAGAAGATTGAAACAATGGGCTAGCTGCTTTATTTAAATTTTGAATTAAACCACCGACACCTCCAATAGGATTAAATGCTTGTTTCGGAAGAAGAGATTCGGCAACACTTTGCATGCCTCCTCCTGCTCTTTTCATTAGGTCTCTAGTTAAACCATAATCTCGTGCAAAAGGATCAAGAGCTTGAGCTGCTTCAGGTAAACGAGTTGTTATTTGCCGTGTTAATCCTTGCCCGATACTCGGTGCCCGTAATAGACCTTCAGCGGTTTGTGTAACAGTTCTAGCAAGATTTGGTACATTCAGTGCTTGAATGGCTCTATTTGCTCCTGCAGCCTGCACAGCTCGTTGAGCACCAGAAGTTCCAGAAAGGTCATTAAGCAAACCCGTGATACGAGTAGGGATATTACCAAAGTTAGATCCTGCAAACTGGGGCGGAAGATTACGACCTAATAATTTTTCAGCATCTACTGCTAATTTTCGATATGTTAACGGGTCAGTAATAGTGTCTACTAAAGCTCGAGGAGCTGCTTTAGCACCATATCCTTTTATTGCATTTAAAAATTGAAGTGGATTCATGATACTACCTGTGGTTTACGTGAAGATAAAGATTACTACCTACGGCAGTATCAGCGGGTCCAGGTAATGCTTGAATATATTCAGCACCTGAACGTTCATAACGATAACGTGCTTGGAATGGATCTTTATAATTTGGCACATAAAGAATCATTGCTAGCCGATTTGTTTCATACAAGTATATTTCATCCCATACTTTAAGGGCTTCTTTTGCATTAGAAGATCGGATAGTACGGTCTACGTCTCCAAGGATGCTTTCAATTCTTGTGGAAGGAGATGTTGCAACTTCAGTTTTCTTCTCTGCTGTATCACAACGCCCAATCTGAATAGTGATCTTATTGTAGAAATAAGAATCTGGTACAGTATTCAATGCTTCTTCTAGACGAGCGTAGTCTCCCGCTGGAATAGAAACAGTAAAATACCCTAGATGATACCTTACTCTACTTTTGTCAAAATCAGATAGCTGCACTTCTTGTTACCATCGTTATTTTATTATAGGTGCAATAATCAACCTTATACTTCATAAGGATTTTGCGCCATATAATTCATTAGAAAATCAGTAGTTGTATTTTGTTCAGGTTTTAATAAAGATCCTATTAAACTACTATACAAACCACTGGAACTACTCCTACTGCTTTTTGCATCCCCTAATAATTTACTCATAAAACCTAATGTTGCTAAGGCACCTAACCCTTGTCCTGCTTGCTGTCCCTGATTATAAACAGCAAAATCAGATGCTGGTAATACAGGCGCAGTTGGCTTTGTATTTAAATTTGATGCGTATACTTGGGCTTCTGGTCCCAGTTTACTCATATGTCCAAAACCTAATTCATATTTATTATCTGCTGTGTTAAACGTCATAAGATTACCATAACCACCTGCTCCTGGTATAGGTAATGCTTTGCCGTATCCTTGATAACGAACAGGGGTTCCAGCTGCACCAGCAAAATCTATCCCTTGATGGTACGTTGATGCTCCTGCAGTAGGCGCGTCCCTTTTTCCAAATCTTGAAGTAATTGTTAATCCTGCCTCTGGATTCCACTCAAGACCACCTGCAGCATTACGTCTAACCAAAGGTGTTCTTTTCTCTCCTATCTGAACACCTAGGAAGGGAGTTTTAATAGTATCAGGATTAATTAAAGCTCCTGTTTTTCGATCTCTTGCAGTGAGATGAATATGGGGGCCAGTGGCTGTACCAGTACTGCCAATATTCCCTACAAAGAACCTACCACCTGAATTTGTCATTTTACTACTTTATTTCAATTCTAAAATGAAGAAGCCCCACCGAAGCAGGGCTTACATCATACTCTTACCAGATCAGCAGCAAATACAGAATCCCAATCAACACGTTTAATCTGTTTTAACTGATCTAGATTACTGAACTTTTCACCAGAAAGACTCATCTGTATGTCTTTAATCTCACGTGCTGTCTTGAGACCAATCCCTTTAATATGATCAGCAATCATTTGAGCGGTTGCTGAATTAAGATTCAAGCGATGATCTGGGGGAAAGGCACGGGGTGCTTCCTTTGCTGCTTTATCTTTTACCTGTAGAGTCTTAACCGTTTTATTGGCTGACTCATCCGGCTTGATTTCAGTCTTGTAAACGGTATAAAGGCGACCGTCCTGGTCTTCGACCATGAACCATTCGCCATTATCCCATTCACTGATAACTTTAATCCGAGCGCCGGTTTTGGTGTGTTGATAAAGCATGGGTACCAGGTGTTCTGGTATTAGTTTACCTTAATTAAGTCGAACTGACGGTCCGATTATTAAGATAAGCTTCTAGATCGCTGTAATCAGGAGCGTTATCAGGAACCAGGTAACAAACTTCCACAAACAAATAGCCGGTTAGACCAGCATTTTTGTCTGCTGCGGAGATGTATACACCGCCTGCAACAGAAGTGGAATCAGCAGTAGCTTTAGAGTATACCTTAAAGGTTTCAGCAGAGGTGATCTGTTTGTATACAGCACCACTGTTTACGAAACCTGAGCCAGGGTTTATTTGTAAGCCAGATGCAGGTCCAATAAATACAGGAACTGAACCAAAACCTTGGCTACCACCTGCAAAATAAACCGTACCAGCACCTTCACCTGAAACAGTAGAAGATAGTACAGCAGCAGCAACTGATTCACCAGAAGCAGCAACTGGACCAGAGCTATTACGACCAAACGCAACTACGTTACCAGTAGTGTTATAAACACCAGAAGCAACGCGATTGTCTCCCCAGCCAGAACCCACTGAGATTGCAGCGCGGTAAACATAGCCTGCTTGGACGGAATTACCACTGATCACCATTCCGGTAATATCAGTACGGGTATCATCTTGCCTATAAGGAGATGGGATGATAACACTCATGGTTTGACCATAAGTAGCAGAATCACCAGACACCCAGGTTATAGGAACATAACCACGTTGCTGAAAGTAACGATAGCCAGGAATAGCTAGAACAGATGTAGGACCAGCCTTAGATGCATCTGCAGTTCCACCGGCACCAGTGGAATCAAAGTTTTTGTACCAGCCATTAAGAGCTTCTACCCAGTTACCAGGGTAGATCTTTTTGGAAGTCAAATAAGTCATTTATTTCTCCTTGTTGTTTTATTTATTGTATCAAAGAATGCCGTCATCGCTAACGAAGCTGTAAGCAGTGGTAACAAAGTCCTTGTTCAGGATTTCAAAACCAGCATACAGTTGCCAGATAAGAATGATAAAGCGGCTGAAGTCATCATTATTGTTAATGAGAACTTGAGCATTAGGACCACCAACACCTACGCCTACTGCTTGAGGACCAAAGAAGAAACCTTGGGCTACTTCCTGGGAAGTATAAGCAGGAGAATCAGTAAAGCTAGCTGTAATATTCTTGGTTGGGAAGTTGGTAGATTCATAGAATTTAACACCTTCAAACTGAACGCCAGTAGGCATTACAGGTTCACCAGCCAGGAAGTAACCTTGACCCGCTTGAGGACCTTGGTAGAAACTAGCATTATTAGGCATCATGGGATTGCCAGACATATACATGCCTTGACCAGGATTACCTGAATAACGTGCAATTTCACGGAAGTCAGCATCACGACGCAGGTGCATCATGAATGTAGGATCGCAAATACAACGATACAGACCATCAGAAAAGGTAGGTACGTTGCGCTTACGGAGATCCTTAACAACATTCAACAGGTCAGTAGATACATGAAACTGTTGAGAATTAGCTGTGTACTGAGCAGTGGTGTAAGAAATACGGCCACTTGAATCCTTAGCTGCACCAGTTGGGAAGTAGTAACCACCTTGTGATGTTGATGCTTCGCCATTAGCTTCTGCTTTGGCTAGTTCATCAATAAACACACGATCACGCCAACGGCGATAATCATCAAGAAGTGTAAGGGAGCCAATAGACTGGTGGAACATATTCAGATTACCTGTGTCCAGCAACATGCGCTGAGCAGTAATCAGAGTTTCACGAGCAATTTTAAAGGTACTAGGCTGAGTAGGATCAGAAGGATCCGCAGGGCCAGTGTATTCCTTAAGCACCA